CTTTACCCATTAAAGGGTAAAGACAATACTCTAGAGCCCCACCCTGTCTTTGCAAACAGGATTTATCTCTAGAGTCTCAAACCATGGCCATAGCTGTAGGTCATGGGATTGAGCTAGTTCTCTAATTGTCTCTTAACAAGAGACGGTAGTCTAACTAGGGGTCAAACTTTGAAGTCCGAGAAAGTTCTTCTGGGGGATAAAACCCCAGAAGTTCTCCTCTTTCCTTCAAGGCATTACCCAATCGGGAAGAAGTTCGTGATATTACTCAAGATGATCTTTCTATAAAGATAGAATCATCTCACGGGATCGTCATTGTTTTAAATAACAATGGCCAATCAAGTGATTGAGAATCAATATCTCGAGCTTTCTTACTCAACTTAATGAACATTTCTTCGATCTGGCCATAAATGGCTAGAACAGGAATCTGTGTCACTAAGTCGAAACCGAGCCCTATGTTTTCTGGTAATTCTTGACCCGTTAAATACATTACTAAACCTTCAGCTAAGGGACCTAATCCAATGGATGGTCGCTTAGATTTAGTTTTAGAAGTATTTGCAGGGTTAGAATTAGCGAATTCCTCAACTACAATATTTTCTAGCACATTTAATGCTACAAAATCTGATAGTTTAGGTAAGGAAAATCCCAACACCTGGAAAACTTCATTTAATGAAGCTCCAGCTGGAAGGCTTCCTCGGATCACTTTCATGATCCGTTCGACTACGAAAGACTTATCTCTCATCTTCGATCTAAATCGAGAAGGGAGATGTCTTACCGTACCATAAAACATAGCTATACCAGCTGGGATTCCTTCTGCTACGACTCAGTTCTTTTGTTCCAGTTCTAAGAGTAAAGAAACCAGTAAATAATATTTACTGGCTACTTCTCCTAGGGCTGAAATTGGGAACGGAGATATTTCCACACCTTTTCAAAAAATTCGTTTTGCGAATTCGAAGAAATGTGGAGATATATGAGATTTAGGGATAGAAATTTCTACCCCCAATTCATTGATAACAGATAGGTACAACCTAGCCAAGCGTTCATCTGAGATACATATATCATCACCTAATAGGACGTACTTAGCGTCCTTAAAAGGGATTCCTAGTTCCTTACAACAGTAGTAAACCACATAATGGTGAGCCACTGTAAAGGAAGCTCAGGAAGAGTAGGCTCCCATTGGATTACCCACAGAATAAGAAATTTTATTTCCTTCTGGGGTATCGAATGGGTAGCCCACCATGATATTGATCCAATGATGAACATATCTTGGACTAAGTCGTCCTTTAAGGACGGATGCAATAAACTTAATAGGAAATCTATCTGTAGCCTGACTTAAGTCATAGCTATAGAAGATATTTCCTGCTAAGAATTTTGCATCATCCTTAAAAGCTCCCTGATTGAAGGTACAGTCTTGGCCGATCTTCCTTAATACCCTAAAAAGGTAAAGGTGTAGAGGTTTTAGAGATGTTTGACTAAAATAGTCCAATATCC